GACACGGTATTCCTCTACGGTATATCCAAAGCTGATACCTCCAGAAGTACCATCTTCAATGTCAGACATGAATTGTTCTGCTAAACCGTTCCTAGACAGCTTCACAGTTGCCATGCCGCGATCGCCATCCAAAGCCACTTCAGTCACAATGCCGATTTTTTGACCACGAGCATGATTCTTGAGGAAAGGACAAGTTTTATTAGTAACCCTTGTCAAGTCCCAGCTACGAGCATCGTGGGATAATTGCTCATCAAAAACGACACTAGCACCTTCAGGTAAATCACCATAGAGAGAATATCTTTCACAGATATTACTCTTAGAAGAAAACGAGAACCCTAAAGTTCTTGCATCCCGATTTAATAGCAAATCAGAACTTAAAACTTTAGTTAAGATAGTTTTATTTTTAGTTGTATTTGGCATAACTAAAAACATTTAAAACTGCTTTTAGTTTAACCGTTAAACTAATTATTTGACTTAATTAAATCTGCGAAAAAAGCGAGAATCAATGGTTTTCTTTGATATATTATTAGTGGTGTAAATAATTAATATAACAGTCATGATTGTAGAACCAAATAGCTTTGAAACCTTGTCAACAGAAGGGAAAATAGGAATCTTAATTTATATAGCTCGTGAGAAAGCAGGGATGTCGAGGAAACAATTAGCAGCAAAAATTGATAAATCAGTGAACGTAATAATTGCCATAGAAGACTTATTCAAAGAACGGGACGGCAGAAGACAGACCATAGCATTTAGTGAGATTGAATCAATTGCCAATGCTTTAAATCTCCCTATTCAATCTTTACTCCCAAAAAACGTATATTGACAAGAAAAAATCTAGCGACATTGAGGCGATCGCTAGATTCACGTAACCAGGTATGCTCATTACGATTGTAACACATAAAAAAATCCAGTGATGTTGAAGTGATCGCTGGACTGACTTGATAGTAACAAGGGGTTCTATTTTCATAATTATAGCACACAAAAAAATCAGTGGCTATAATTCCACTGATTCCGCTAAATTCACGCACTTGACTATATTATAATCTAAAGAGGAAATATGAACAAAAATACTGAGATACCAGTAGAAAGTTTCTTAAATACAGATGTAACCCTTAAACGTACAGCAATGCTATATAAAATACTTGATAACAGCAAAGAAGCATCAGCAACAAGAAACATCGCTACTAACTTTGATTGCAACTATGGAGATCATAGCTTCAAAGAAAACCAGCACATTGCTAATGAAATCACAAGACGCTTAGATAAAATATTAAAAGGCTTTAAACAGCAAAAAAGAGTCCAGCGTTTTTATGAAGCGTCTAAGCTATTTGATGAACACAACTGAAAACTTAGGTAAATGACATTAATCTACCTAGACACAATTAAAAATATTTTATTTCACTGAAAATAGCAGAAGTATTAGTAGGGTACTTCTACTATACTTCCTAGTGGTTTATCAACTAGCTTAGACGTGAGTGATATAGCTTGTTGGGCTATTTGTCCTGCTTTGATTATCATACGTTCCCAAACCATCTTAAACAAGCCTTTACATCTGGTCCACTTCCAGATAATGACTTTAAAGACTGGGGTTGGTTCAACAATTTCACCATCGTCATTTACCGCTTCAATAATCACATCACCACGTCCATGACAATTGCCACGAAAGTCGCTGGTGACATGAAACAAGGCATTGTAGAACTGAACCATCATCATGCCACCGTGATCTGGCATACACTCAAAACTGGAAACATTTTCTGAATGTCTTAACTTCCAGTTAATCCTGTCCCTACGAACCTGATCAAATACTTGATAGAAAATCAGGATTTTGGGAATATCAAGCCGTTCTAAAACCGGGGGGGTAGCCGTACCTTGTCCTTCCACACCATTAGCCGCACCCCAAGCCGCGCCCTTGGGACGGGAATCAATATCAAACCAGAACAAACCCCACTGGATATGGAGTTTCCGGTAAGTTCTTAAAGTGGTTTTATTATAAAAAGCACCTTTCCAGTTGCTTGTCAAATAATCTTCCAAATATTTGTGAGCGACCATGATATTCACATTCTGGTCCTTACTGCAAAGCAGCAGGTTCTTCCAGTTGTCTAAGTCCATATTCTTGGCATTGACTCCATAATCAACAGCAGCCCGCCACATTAAGGCGTTAAGAATACCCATGTGAGTGAATAAAACCCGGTCAGTCAGGTCATTGGCGATCGCATAAGCCAACTCCCGAATTTCCGCTACTTCCTGTTCCGTTAAAATTGTTTCTACTACTTGATTTTCCATAAACCATGAGCTACCATTTAATTATGTTTAATTATGTGTATCTTTAAACCTTATTTCCCAACGCTGTAGCGGTTGACAGACATCAAACCGTTACAGCGTTTTTGTTTTTGTAACCATCACACCTTTAGTGTAACATAGTTTTTTATCCCTGTCAAGCTAATTGGCTGGTTATTTGCTGTACTTTTAATAAATTCTCAATATTTAACTACAGTATCTTACTGGCAAACATCTATATTAAGAGAATTTAATTCCAAAAAGATAATTAGTATCTATTAATAAGATAATGTAACCAAATATTTAAGCCCTTATTTTTCAACGCTTTCAAGCTTGACAAGAATATTTATGTTATAATATATTAAGATGCACCTTTACAAACTACTAAGTAAATCTTCTTTACTTAGTAGTTTTTTATTGCGTAAAAATTCAGTACAAAAATTTATTGACGATATATAAATAATAAGATAGACTATATTTATAGTTCAGGAGACAAAGCAATGACTACTTTAACATTTGGAAAACACAAAGGCACTGACATTAAAAATGTTCCTTTAGAATATTTGGAATGGGGTTCTAGCAAGCTAGAATCGCCGAAACTGAAGAAACAGTTTAAAGAAGAGATAAAACGTCGCCAAGATGAAAATACCACTAAAGAAAGATTTATTCTGGAGAACATTGATTCCCCAGAAGTATGGGAAATGCTTATTTCAGAAGTAGAAGCTGAATTATGGCAGCAAGAGATAAATTCAAATGCAGTTAATTGTCAGTATGATGGTCGGACTATTACACAAAAAGAAGTCAATAACTTAGCTAATGAAAAATTAGCTAAGTATAAAAAGAAAATACAATTAAGTCAGTTAGACGCTGACTTTAAAGTCAAATGGAATTTGTCAGACAAGCAGATGAACACTTTGTTATCTGCATTTGAGATTAATCAAAAGATGTTTTCAACAGAGGAGAAATACCTCTCTGCTGTTGAATATATAGAAGCAAGAAATGAACTTTTATGGCAAATAATGATGCCATAATACATAATAGATTTAGCTTTCTCATCCTTTAACCCACTATTAACAGTGGGTTTTTTTGTGCATATAAAAATCATGAACAAACTTAATCCTAAAAACATCATTAAAGTCAGAGAATACACTAAAACCAGGTCATCCAAAAACCAAATAGTTCAGATTGATCTGCCAGACCCTCAGCCCGGAGCGCAAGAACTATTTTATGACAACTACGCTGATGTCTGCATATATGGGGGTGCAGCCGGCAGTGGAAAAAGTTATGCTATGTTACTAAAAGCGGCTAAATATTTAAACGTGCCTGGTTATGGTTCAGTAATCTTCAGAAGAACTCGACCGGAAATAACTAATGAAGGTGGTTTATGGGATGAGTCTAGGAGTTTATATAAACAGATTAAAAACTCAATAGCCCGTGAGTACCAGCTTGACTGGACATTTCCCAATGGTAGCGCGATTAGTTTTGGTCATGCTCAGTATGAGAAAGATGTAGAAGATAAGTACCCTGGTTCGCAGATATGCCATATCGGTTTTGATGAACTGACTAAGTTTACCGAGCGTCAATTCTGGTTTCTCTTTTCCCGTAATCGTTCCGCCTGTGGGGTCAAGCCTCGCATAGATGCAACTTGTAACCCTGATGCTGATTCATGGGTAGCCAAAATGATTGGTTGGTACATTGATCAAAATACCGGATACCCCATAGAGGAACGGTCAGGAATTATCCGTTATTTCTATCGGATTAATGGAGAATTGCACTGGGGTGATACTGAAGATGAACTTATGGACAAGTTTCCTGACTTAGCAGAAATAGCACCGCCTAAAAGCTTTAGTTTTATTAAAGGTACAGTTTATGACAACCCAGCACTAATAGAAACCAACCCTCAATACTTACAAAACCTATTATCGTTGCATCCTGTAGAGATGGAGCGACTACTTAAAGGCAACTGGAAAATTAAATATGAATCAGGGACCATCTTTAATCGTCAATGGTTTGAGATTGTTAATGCAGTTCCCAGTGGTGGTACAACTGTGGCATTTTGGGACTTTGCAGCCACCGCCGCTGATGTTGCCACCAAGTCTAGTTTTTATAGTGTACGTACTAAAATTAAATTGCATCAAGGCACGTACTACATCCTTGACTGTCACTGGGAACAGGTATCAGCAGAAGAAGGCGACTTATCAGTAGTCAAAATAGCTTACCAGGATGGTCCAGATTGTAAAATCAGGTGGGAACTAGAAGGTGGTAGTGCTGGTAAACGTTATGAAGTTTCGCTAAAGCGTCAATTAGCACAATTTGATGCTAAAGGAATTAAACCATTGGGGGATAAAGTGACCCGTGCCTTACCTATGGCGATCGCAGCCAAACAGGGAAAAGTCAAACTACTTAGGGGTGCTTGGAACGACCAGTTTCTCGCTGCGATACATGAATTTGATGGAAGTAAGAAACCCCTCACCAATGACATTGTAGACAGTGCCGATGGTGCTTTTAGTGAATTGGGCAACTCAGCATCTCGAAGCACCTTTGTGGGCGGAAAAATCAACAATCCGTTTGCTTAGTATCTTCCTTGTTCTGTAACTTTTTTAATCGTCTTTTTCTGCTGTACTCACGCATATATTCCCGTTGCTTCTCGCGCTGTTCTTCAGTCATGTTGTCTAACCATCTTTGCCTAGACTCACGCTGCTTTATTAATTGATCCTCTGTCATGTTAGCAGCCCACTCACGATTAGCTTGCCGCTGCTTTTCCTTCTGTTCCTCAGTCATGTTTTCTGCCCATTCACGTTTAGCTTGACGCTGTTTCTCCCTTTGTTCTTCAGTCATGCCGGCAGCCCACTTACGTTTACGCGCTTTACCTTTCTCGGTAGCGTTGTAGCGGGCTTGAGTTTCTGGATGATAAGTCATTTTGTCTCCTTTGTGTTCATGTTAATAACATAGTCTATCTATTAAACCTTGTCAACGTGCCTAAGAATTATGCACTTTAAGTATAAATAATATTTACTAAAGTTCAGTACATAAACCTGTTGACAATAAATAAATAGTAAGATAGTCTATATATATAGACAAGAAACAGGAGACAAAATGAATTATAGATTGACAGCAATTACTTTTACCAATGTAGCAGAAGCTGAAAAATTTGTAAAACAGAATAAAAAGTTCTGGGAAACAGTTAATGGGTTTACCCATAAAGTAGTCAACAGCCCGTTGACAACCACTATTACAGTAGTATTTGCTAAAGCAATAGTTGAAAATTTACCAGTCATTAGTGAATTTCTGAGCAACTACTTGAAAGTTGTAAAAAGTAAAACCAAACAACATTGTTTGAGGTTATTGTTTGAAACATTTTATCCTTACCCAAGGATAAAAAACAGTGATGAAATGGTGAACTTTAAAGTTCCCACTACTGAGAAAAAAGTCAAAAAATTTCTTAGGGATAAAGTAGACGATTTAGCCTACAAAGTTCCCGACAAAGAAGCTTGGCACACTTCTTTGTTTATGATCAAAGTCTCCATGGAGACAGAAGGTGTGAAATTCTGGCAGGCTGCCGCCAGAGTCATTGAGTGGCTAGACAAACAGGAACAAAAATATGTACAGATTTAAATTAAAAGCTGGTCAACAGAAGACCAGCAAGATAATCTTCTGTAGCCACTGGATTACTGAAGATTTGATGAAGGCGATCGCGCTCAAAGATGAGTATTTAACTAGTCACCCTGAATACCAAGCGTGTTTGGTTAAGTGGGAGAAAAAGTAAACTAAATAACAAGCAGTGCTTTAATAATCATTAACCGCTTAGTCGTTCTGTCTAAGCGGTTCTTTTATGTTTAAATATGTAAGTTAAGTATAAATAGAAATTATTAAAGTTCAGTACAAAATATTCATAAAATCTGTTGACAATAAATAAATAGTAAGATAGTCTATATATATAAACAAAAAACAGGAGACAAGACGATGACAAACTTATTTAACTTATGCGAATTGAACTTCCAGTTTTACTGGAGACGCTTAGGTAAGTTGACATTACCTACATTCAAAGTTGAAATCATCCAAGGTTCTAGCTTTGGATGTGGGCGTATAGAATTTACTTGGGATATTTCCCAAGTAGACATCTCAATCCCAGTTCTTTATTCTGAGTACGTTAAAACGACTCAAGAAGTTTACGATTATTATTGGGCTGAATACAACAAGTCAGTCGACCCTGACGACATCCCTTTTTAATCGTGCCAATTGCCTGTCCCTGGCTAAAACCCCAGGAACGGTTGGCACGATTGAATAATGAGATAATCAGCATTTGGCATGATTGAGCCTGTTTAAATTAAAGTTTAAACAGGCAATTTTTATGGCTTTTTGTCCTTTGGCACGATTGCTCAGGGACAAATTAAATAAACTACACCTGCTTAAACTTTAATTTAAGCGGGTTTTTTATTATCATTGGTAGTAGTTATCTATTTGTCACAATGACTAACTACCAAGTTCGATATGGAAGTAATACTAAAAAGCATAAAAAGAAATGCCGCAACGCACATATAAGAACCCATGGGATTTGTTGTGTGTGCATGATCAATAAGTCTGAACAAGTCCATCACTCTAGTTACAGGAAGTCAGGAGACAGATATGGGATTAATATTTTCCCAGTCTGTAGACACTGTCATAAAACTGTCTGTCATAGTCCCAAAAATTGGATTATTGACCTTATAAATCCAGAATGGAAGAATCATAATACCGCTGAGTTTACAGCCCGCTTAAAGCGAAATTATCAACGGTTGCGGAAATTAAAAATTAATGTTAAAAAACCCTCTTGATAGTTAAGAGGGTTTTGATTGCTTTATTGCTTTATGGTTTAATCTTCATCTGTGTCGTCATCTTCATCAGTGTCGTCATCTTCATCACCGTCTTCGCCGCCATATAAGTCATGAATACTGTTAGCTTCTTTAACAACTACACATCTGCCTAACGCAGGAACGTAAGCGATCGCTTGCGCTTTGCCGTCTCTCCATCTATACTTCATACTTTTTCCTGGTTTCGTTTATATATATAGTCTATCACATTAGATATTTACCGTCAAGTGGTTTAGAAAATATTTTGTACTGATTTTTAGTAATTTTTATTTATACAACTACCACCAATAAACACAAAAAACCGCTTAGGTGTTTTGCCTAAACAGAGCTAAGTTCCATTCTTTGCCGTAAACTTGACTACACAAGAAAATCTTTTAAAAGTTCAGTACATAAACCTGTTGACAATAAATAGTGGAATAGACTATAGTAGTTACATACTCAGGAAACAAGGGAGACAGACAATGACTACATCAAAAGAGATCAAAAAAGCACTTAACAAAGCATTTAAAGGTGTTAAGTTTTCAGTCAAAACCGAAAACAGATTGTGTGAAACAATCATTGTTTCATGGGTTGGCGGTCCCTTCATAAACCAAGTAAAAGAGATAACTAATGATTACCATACTTACCAAAATCATAGCGACTGTGCAGTTGATTACTTCCATTGCACAGGCACTAAAATTGAGATAGACCGAAAACTATCTCAAGAAGAAATAGATTTTGTAGTGCCTGGTATTCTATCTATAAACGGTAGAATAATAGACGATTTACAAATAGTATTTGAGCCATTACAAGCCTGTTTTGTAGTTCCCGCTCAGCCCTACAAATACAGATTTATTAAACAGAACGAATCTTTAAAAGCATACCATGAGAATGGCATGGCTATTGAGTTAAACAGCCGCGAAGCTGAGAATGCCCAAGATAAGTATTTACTTGCTACAGATCCAGAAAATTGGACCATAAAGCATGAACAGAAAAAACAAGAAGAATTTAAAAGAAATGAGGAACGCAAAAAAGCTGAAATTAATTTAATCAAAGGTGACTACACAGGATCTGTTAATGACGGCAGCTTAAATTACATAACTGTTGAGTGTCATGAAGGTGCGCCAACCATTGCTGAAGGTGCTAAATTTTCTAGTTTCCACTCTGTAAATAATGCAATTAGAGAAATATATAAAAAGACAAAATGGGGTCATGCTGGGTATGATAAGTTAAATTTTTCAATCCATTTTTTAGACGGGAAAGTCTACAAGGGCAGACTTGATTTGTCACCAGTAGAGGACAATTGTTTTGCAACTGAAAATGTGATTGGCGATCACTGTGTCCGGTTTTTAAAAAAACACAATGATTTAATGTTAGAAAAATACAAGTTTAGTGATTAAAATAATTTGTAACCGCTTAGATGAAAGTCTAAGCGGTTCTTTTATGTTCAAATACGTAAATTAAAAATGGTACTTGGATCTGATATTTTAATCTGATATCAACAGGTACTACAGCGATCGCTCAAATACCCAACCGTAAACTTGACTACACAAGAAAATCTTTTAAAAGTTCAGTACAAATTATTTTAAAAATCTATTGGCAACAAATAGCGGAATAGACTATAGTAGTTACATACACAGGAAACAAGGGAGACAAAACAAATGAACACTTACGCAATTACAAAAACCACCAAGAAATCAGTAACAGTAGTATTTACATTAGTAAATAGAAAAACCAAATCAACATCAGAACTAAAAAAAATTATTAAAACTTATAGCGATATCACAGATGGTCTGGGTTGGTTAGAAGAATCAGAGTTTGTAACGTTCATTGATGCTGTAAAATTCCTGCTAACACCGGAAGAGTTAGCAGGAATCACCAAAGTTTACACCCCTAACGCTATTCAAAAACTGGAAACAGCTAAACAAGTGAAAACTAGAAAAGATTGGTATAATAACCCTGCCAATATGGCTAAAATGAACCGCGAGATTAAAAAGATGCAGAATGATCCAGGGTTCATGACTGGTAACGATATCACCAAAGAATTAATTGATTCCACAATTAATAAAGACGTTCAAAGATTATACGGACTTGCTTAAATTAAACCCTACAACCCTTGATTAACAAGGGTTTTTTAATATTTAAAATTATTTTAAAAATCTATTGACAATAAATAGTAGAATAGACTATAGTAATTACATAAGCAAAACAAGGGAGACACAAATGTTCATTGAATTTGAAACCAGCCAATCCCAACTTATCACAATCAACGCCACTGAAGTCAAATCCTGGGACAAAGAGTCCTTAGTCAGATACGCATCTGAACAATTAGGAGTAGATTATGTTGACTGGAAGGTCATCAGGAAACTGAAAGATAAAGTAGTCGCTAAAATAGATTGGCGACCCTTGAAAGTCGCTTATCGTCAAGAATGGCTCACGCTTAAACGACCACCCCGCAAGTTTCTCATGTCTATTTAATTTTAAACCCCTCGGATTAGCACTAATCTGAGGGGTTTGTTTTTGAATAATTAAATGACATCAACCACAGATGGATACCACTGTAGCGACTGGACGGTTTTGTTATGTCCCTTTGCAGTATCTAGAACTATTTGAGAATATTGTTTTCCTTCCTCTGTGGCTACCCACAGAGGATTATTGTTAGCGGTGTTTTTGACCTGTAAGCCCTTTTCCGCTAATAATGAGTTCATCTTTTGTGCTGACAATTTCACCCCGGTTCTAGCTTCATATAGTTCCGCTAGTTTACCTGGTCGGATCAGCTTATCTTCAATGGGAATACTTAGCAGTGACTTTGATTCTTCCATCGCCGAAGCGAGCGCCGGGTAAATCTTGGCTATTTGGTTAGCCTTGACTGCGGCTTTTAAGTTGGGGTGAACGTCAGTACCATCAAGTATTAAATCTATAAGTATACTTGCATCTTGACACAATCCCACAAGCCCCCTATCCTTAAATTCTTGTTTTTCCCAACCCACCTGTTTTTGCATCCATACCCGGACACCAATGGACGTAAAAACAGTATCCACAAGTTCAGCTTGTTTCTTGCAATACCTACCAGCTTTATATGCGTAGTATTTCGCTATGACTGCGATCGCTACATCTGGTATTCCTGATTCTGACCACGAGATTTGTTCCCCACACTCAAATCCATACTCTGTAAGCATTTCAGCCAATTTAGAGGGATTTTGTTCACCACTCTTGAAGCTACTCAAAAGTGAAACATGATCAACATCCATCAGTCTAGCGACCGCACGAATAGAGGCTTTACCCTTACCTTCAGAGTCAACGGTAATTTCATTTTTGATTTGTTCAATGATTAATGCTAAATTAGTCACGACAGATTAACCCGCCTTTTTCGGGTGAAATGTTAACCAGTGATACAACCGTTCTGAGTGCTACTACACTCTTTACGGTGCTGGTTTCAACTATTGTAGCACGTAATCGCAAATATAACAATCTTTATTGACGTATTGATTAAAAAACCCCTGGACTGTCGCTAATCCAGGGGTTTTGTTTTTGACTAAATCCCCAACCGTAAAATAGTTACACAAAGATATTTTTAAAAGTTCAGTACATAAACCTGTTGACAATAAATAATGAAATAGACTATAGTAGTTATATAAACAAAAACAAGAGAGACAAGACAATGGCTACTACAACATTTTCAGTATTAATCAAACAGATGAGTAAGTTTTCCAGCTTAGAGTCCGCCAGGACTTTTTGTGACAACGCAGTTAAAATCAATATGATATTGATGGGGGATGATGGAAAATACTGGGTAGGATTACCTAAATACACAAATCAGCTTCACGCCCAAGGATATGAGTATATTAAATGAAACAACCTACGTACTACAAAACCCCTGGACTAGCGACAATCCAGGGGTTTTGTTTTTGACTAATTAAATCAGTTCTTTACTGACTGAATAACAAGTGTAGTTGTTTCGGGTAGAGCAATACCAGGGTAAGCGACACGCCAAGCATCATGAGAGTATAAATTTTTCTCAACAAATCTTGGGCATGGCACTTTTTTAATTTCCAATCCCATTTTTACGGATACTGCTTTGAGTCTGTACCACTTAAACCGAGTTTCTGAAATACCGTTAAATTTGGCTATGCGGACAATAGAAGAATAGTTGAATAACTCATCAACCGCTTCAGATAGGCACTCATTTTGTTGTTCTAAAAGGATGTTTTGTGCTTCTAGTCGTTCGTTCTCTTCTGCCAACTTTGCGGCTTCTAGCAATGCCTGAGAATAGGTTTTTGGTATTTGGTGCGCGATCGCTGTACTACCTGTTGACATCAAATTAAAAATATGTCCATCACACCACACAGCAAATTCTGGACTAATCCATCGGGCTAAGTTGATAGCTAAACTAGGATGTCCCCAAGTTCCCTGCAAACTAGGGTCTCCACCTTGCACTATTTCCGTTACCACCATTTTGTGTGAACGCTCCAAACAGTCAATATATTCTTTGGTTTTCTGCGCTTTCATGAAAACATCAAGTCGTTTCCCGTTGGCTTGACACATCTGGGTAAGGTTGATAAACCCGTTTTGACGGCGAGAAATTGTTTGTCCGTTATAATCAAAAACTGCTAAATTATTCATGTGACCTCGGTGTTAGGTTACTTCCCCTGCGGACTTGGTGCTGATAACACCATCCGGCGAGGGGATTACTATGTAATTATAGCACAGCTTTTAATACATTGCCAAAAAACTTACAATAACCACTGACTAATTACCGCTTGTGCTACCTTTTCCATCATGCGCGGTGGTACACTCATACCTATCATATATTTACCTATCCTTGTACTTCTGGCTTTATAATCATCTGGAAATGAGCCTAAGCGTTTATATTCTCTATAAGTTAGTTTTCTGCATACATCCCAATGCGTAAATAGTTCCGGTGTAGAACTAAGCGTGTTCGCAGGACAACTATCATTAAGCCTAATATTGTTAAAACAGGAATTACGCTTCTCTGTCTTTAATAAAAAAGTTTTGTATCCATCACCTTTGCGTGTATGCTCCCAACACTTAATATCGTTGGGACTAGGACAGGTTTCTTTGATTTCATCCTGTGTGAGCACTTGCAAATCACTAGTGGCTTCTCCCGTGCTAACCCATCGGTGCTTAGGTGCTAATATCAGCTTAGGCTTATGAATATCGTTGCGTAGTGCAATAAAAAATACCCGTTCTCGTCTCTGCGGTACACCACAGTCCGCAGCATTAACTAAGAATAGTTGCGGACTATAACCAATAGCTTTGAATCTGTCAATAATGAGTTTGCAGTAACCTTTAGCATTACCTAATATCAACCCCTTGACATTTTCAGCGATCGCCACCTTGGGTTTTAGCTTTTCAACTAAGTTTAAATAGTCAAAGAACAGGTCATCAAGAACCTGTACAGCTTGACCTTCCCGAAAGTGTTTTTTCTTCCCCCAGTCCTTTTCTCTGTTCCCTGATACTGAAAAATTAGAACAAGGAGGGCTGCCATCTAATATGTCTAAATGATAGAGTTCAGTAGGCAACTGTTTCTTGATTAAGTCCTTAACTGGACACAAGAAATAATGTTGAGGATTAAGATTTAGCTGATAATGATAAGCCATTTCCGGATCAATATCATTAGCAGCAATGACATTGCAGCCTGCTAGTTTATAGCCTAAAGAACTACCACCACCGCAACTAAAAGTAGACATCACCTTTAGTCCATTTTGGGGTATAAGCTTCAAATCTTTTAAGTACCAGGCGTGGGGATTATTCATTTTTTATCATTGTACTGAAAACCACATTTAGGACACTTGTGGTCAAATTCAAACTCATCTACATTGACTTCCTTGGTTGAGGATTTTGGGCTGTAAGGTTCATTAACCTCCTCTTCCGGTTCGTCATCCAGAAAACTTAATTCCAATTCTCCAAAACCCGTTAAACTTAAGTCAAAATCACTATTCTGTAGAAACTCAAAATCCAGTTTCAACATTTCCGGGTCAAACCCAGTGTTCATGGTCAGCTTGTTGTGTGCTAACCGATATGCCACTTTTTGAGCATCTGACAGCCCAGTAACTTGAATTACGGGAATTGTACTATCACCCCGTTTCTTGGCTGCTAAAAGCCGACCGTGACCTTCTAGTATTTCACCGTTCTCATCTACTGCCACCGGGTCGAGAAATGTAAATTCCTCAATAGAGTTGGCTATCTGTTCAATGTGAGAATCAGGGTGCAACTTAGCATTGTTCTCATAAGGAGACAGCCGATCAATATCCCATTCTTCAATCTGACTGCGTTTAATTTTGTTCATCAAAGTACCACTTATACGCTTTTTTCATTACACGCCGTATCATATCACGTTTATGTTCACTGAGTCCACTAAACTCAATTAATTCATTCACTTTTTCCTGGGGAATATCCCTCAGTAGTCGCCCCAAAGCAACTCCCACAAATGCAGTACCTAAAATCTCAATTCCTGTAAAATCCAATTGCACTAACTCATTACGTAGTAAGTGGTAATGAATTGCCTTATATACAGTTTCTCCATGCTCAATAGCGATCGCATTATATCCAGTAAAATCAAAAACTTTAAATGACTTCATCTTCACCTCCATTGCTTGGATCAATAATTTGGTAGCCTTCCCTAGACAGCTTATCAGCAGCCGCGTTGACATCAACAAAGTATTTTATTCCTCTAGTCTCATTGATAGCACTTGTTGACCGCTGTAAGGCTTGTGACCATTGATTTGTTTCAGGTGCGCTATGTAAAGAAATTGCTTTCTTTCTTTCTTCTCCCGTCAGTTCTAAATCTTCTGCCAATTGCCTAGCTTTAACCTCAATTATTTTAGCCACATAATCTCTAGCGAGTTTGTGTACTTTGTAATTTTCAATGACAATTTGAGAGAGTTCATCTGATATTTTCTCAGATGCTTTCTGTATAGTTTTAACTTGAATAGTTGTCTTTAGGGTGTCTTGGTACTGTCGCCTTTGGTCTACCCATAATTCTCGTCTTACCCATACTTCAACAGTTCCCTTACCCAAGCCAGCCTCGACAGCCAGTTTTCTAATACCTATATCCTCTTCACTTTCAACGTAGCGACGGCGACACTGTTCTTTAGTCCAAGGTTTTGGTAGTTTTTCCCATTTCATAGTATTAAAACCTCAACATTTTTATTTTTAATAATTACATATAATTAATTGTTATGCACAATATCAGTAGAAATATCTTATAATTTTTATTGAATATATAGCCCGATTAGACTTGATTAAGGTCTAAATATTTGAATTAAACTCAGTTCCAACTTAAACACTTTATCACTAGATGGTGTCCACTTAAACGTCTCGCAACGGTACAAAGTGGAATTAAAGTAGAAAGGCTTACCTAAATTATTAGTTAAAAAAGTATCAATCTCTGAGTAAGTAAATAAACTATCAATGGTCAAAGTCAAAGTCTGCGTACCGACCACCTGGTTAAGCTGGTTTCTATTCCCTTTCTCATCCACACCACCCTGGTAGTTTTGAGATAAGAAACTTGCTTCAAAACTTATGGCATTATCCCAACTGATTTTAAGAGAACTAGGCGCATTTGGGAACATAATGATAAAGCTGTCAGCAATACTGACAGCACCCTTAATTTACTCTGGCTTAACATTATTATTATAGCGTAAAATCTTTGTTTTAATTGCTTTTAATGTCATATATTTAAGTTAAATGCTATAATATTTAAACCTAGTCGCGTGGTGATGTTCTCAGCATCAAGCCACCACTAGGAGTAGGTCCAACATACCCACGCATCTATTTTATCATGAAAACTTTTGAATTTAAACTTGACCCCACGGTTGCACAGGTACAAACGATTAATCAATGGCTAGACAAGCTCAAGTGGGTTTGGAATACAGGGCTGTCACTCAAACTAGCAGGAAGACAGAAATATTATAGAGAGAAAGAAATAAGCGATCGCATTATTCCTGATGGTGTAGTTTTGCAGTGGAAATGGCGAAAGGTTGTTACTGAAGACAAGAAAGGTAAGTCTACTGAGAAATGGG